CAGGGAGATGAACATGGAGGCTGCGGCGCGAATGTGCGTCCTGACCACCCTGAACCAGACAGCCGGGCAGCAGAGCCTGGCCAACGCCCAGGACACGGACACCGACCTGGTGCTGGTGACAGCGCACGAGGGAGCGCGCCACACCGACAAGCCGGCAAACCCGTGGTCAAACCATGACGAATGGCAAGGGAAGGTGTACTGCCTCAACGGGGAGCGCACATATATCGACGCAGACGGCAAGGAGCACGTGGCCCCGGACCTATACGCCGCAACCGGATACGGAGAGGTTGACGGGCTCTGCGGAATAAACTGCCGGCACACGTTCTATCCCTACTACGAGGGCGAGGCGGAGCGCTACGACAACAAGGAGCTTGTGGAATACCGGAGGGCCGACCTCACGCTGGACGGCAAGAAGGTATCGCGCTATGACGCGGAGCAAGCGCTCCGGGCTACAGAGCGAATGATAAGGGGCTGGAAGCGGAAGGCGGAATGCCAGAAGGAAGCTGGGCTCGACGACACATCGGCGAGAATGAGGCTGGGCGCATGGCAAGAGCGCCGCCGGAGCATATGCAAGCAGACCGGGCTGAACCCGGACTACACCAGGGAATACATCGGCACACCGGACGGCAAGCAGCCCAGGGGAATACAGCCCTGAATGACTATATAAGCAGAGGTATATGAAACATGGAACCGACCATTGCAGCAGCGCTCATAACCGGCGCCGTGACCATTCTGGCTCTCGTGATAACAAACAACTACCAGAACCGGCGCATAGTCCAGCTCATGGAGATAAAGCTGGCCTTGATCAATCAGACCATACAGACATTATCCGACCGCGTTGACAAGCACAACAGCGTGGTTGACCGGACATACAAGCTGGAGGAGCAGACCGCGCTCCTCGAGAAGGATATCAACGTGGCAAACCACCGCATAAAAGACCTGGAGGAGAAGGCAGAATGACATTGGCAGAATTCGCCGCAAAATACAGCGGCAAGAAGGTTGACTTCGACAAGGCATACGGCGCCCAGTGCGTGGATCTGTTCCGGCAGTACTGCCAGGACGTCATCGGCTGTCCCCACACCGGGAGCGTAGAGGGAGCGAGGGACCTCTGGTTCCGGTTCTCGGACAACGACGAGAAGCTGTACTTCGACCGGTTCTCCCCGTGGTTCGTCCAGCCAGGAGACGTGGCTATCTGGGACGAGACCGCAAGCAACAAGTACGGCCATGTGGCAATAGTTCTTCTGGTGGACAACAAGGCGAAGGAGCTCCTGGTGCTGGAGCAGAACGGCTTCGCCCAGGACGGCGTGAAGCTGGCCGTGCGCGGCTGGTCAAACCTCATCGGAGTGCTGAGGAAGCGTGCATAGTTATTAAAACACAGTTTGAAAAGGCTGAATGTTATTAAAATTTTCAGCCTATTTTTTTAATAAAGGAGTTTGTATGAACAAAAAGACTTTCACTATCATCGGAGTCATTGCTTTGATTGTGGGCGCTGTAATGCTTCTTCTCGGAGGCAACACAGAGGAGGACATGACAAAGATCATCGGCTTCGTGATTGCCGGTGCCGGCGTGATTGTCGCAGCCTGGGCATTTATTAAAGGGCTCATCGACAAGGACAAGAAATGACCGACCGCAAGAATTGGCTGACAGCCATTATCGGTGACAAGGAATTCGACCCGGACGCCGCCAAGATCCTCGGCATACTGCTCTGCGTGGTGGGCTGCATAGGCTTCTTCCGGCAGACACCGGGCTGGGAGACCATGCTCTACACCGGAGCCGGCTGCGTGATAGGCAAATGTATCCGCGAGAACACATGATACGCGCGCTCATTGACGTGGCCTTCAACAACGAGGTGCGGAAGGTTGTCAAGAAAAGCTACCGCCGCACCATTGATGTGCAGTTCGGAGTCTACACCGGGGAAGGATACACCGGCTGGCTGACGATAAATCTGAAGCCAAGCCACGGCTGGAGGGACTGGCTGATAAACCTCCTGGCGCTCAGGGGCGGCGAAGGCGTGCACCTGGGCTACTGGAGGGAAGTGCTGAAATACTGGGACGACCTCCGGGCAGTTATAGAAGGCACACCGGAGCTGGCAGAGGCCAAGCGGAAAGGTGTCCTGGTATCCGGAAGGAGCAAGGGAGGGGCTGAGGCGCTCCTCATAGGCGCACTGTTGTGGCGCCCTAACCTACCGCTCCTGATCGGGGCCATAGAGCCTCCGAATTGCGTGGACAAGGCGCTGGCAAGGAAGCTGGAGGAGAAGCTGGGAAGGGAGAATATCCAGAGCACATGCTATAAGAATGACATCGTGCCGGGAATTCCGCCCTGGTTCACATAGCCGGGAGAGCGCCGGCAGATAGGAAAGCGCGGCGCCGGTCTCTCAATCAGGGACCACCAGAAAAGCACCACCGAGGAGGAGCTGATATATGACGGCTGCGGCTGGTAAGAAAAGGCCCTACCACCTTCTGGTGGAGAAGCGTATCAGCACCAAGACAGAAGCGGAGCTGGCAGAGATCAGGGAGAAATATAAGGACGGCGTGCCGCCGGAGACGATAGACTTCGTGGCCGGCAAACTGGCCGACGCAATCATAGAGGAGGGAAGATGTGCAGAAATTCTGGGAGAAGATTAAAAACATTCTGGCTGTTTGTGGCGCTGCTCTTATTGCGGCCTTGCTGTTTGTTCTCGGACGTCGTACTCACGGACGCGGAGGCGACTCAGCTGAGGACTTCATTGCAGACAGCCAAAAGCGAGTTGAAACAGCAATCAACGCAGATAGAGAAGCTGCAGAGGCAATTGACAGAGGCGGAGAGCGAATTGCAGACAGCAAGGACACAGCTGGAGAGATCGCAGACCGAAACAGAGGCGCTCAAGAGCAACTTGACAGCGCTCTCTCAATCCTGGAAGCAGCAGAAAAGCGAGGCAAGGTGGGGAAAGACTAAGGCCTTGCTGATAGGCCTCGGCATAGGGATAGCCGGAGGTTTCGTGGGAGGATTTTATCTGGCCAACAGATAAATGACTATATATGTAAGCGCACCGGGAGCGCGTAATCTGCCGGAACATTCTGACAACCGCGCCGGGCATGGCGTTAAAAATGCGTAAGGAGACAAGAATGACAAGAGATTTTCTGAAGGAGCTGGGAATTGCCGACGAGGCCATTGACAAGATTATGGCCGAGAATGGCCGCAATATCGAGGCTGCCAAAGCTAAATATGGCGACTACGATGATATCAAGGCACAGCTGGAGACTGCCAAGGCCACTCTGGAGAAGTTCAAGGACTACGACCAGACTAAGGGCGAAGTGGCAAAGTGGAAGGCTGAGTACGAGAAGGCCGTGAAGGAAGGCGAGCAGAAACTCAGAAATTTGGAACGCCAGGGACTTGTGAAGGACTACCTGGGCCAGAAGAAGTTCGTGAACGAGCTGACAAAAGAGGCCCTCTCCGGGAAGCTGCTGGCAGCGCTGGAGAAGGAGGAGTCAAAAGGCAAGAGCCTTGACGATTTGTTCAAGGCGGCGACTGAGGGGCTTGAGAACATCATCGTCGATGATAAGGCACCGCAACCGCCTACAGTGCCCGGCATGGCCGGGAAGCCGGGAAATGAGGACGGTGTCCTCGCCGCATTCAAACGGCAGAACCCCGGTATAAAAATAGACTTATAGGAGTAAAATATGTCATTAGCACTTCAGGACAGATTTTCCAGAATTGTAGACGCAAAGCTCAGAGCTTCTCTCGTGCAGAGAGACGGCTTTGTTTGGAACACAAAATTTGAGGGCGACCCTAAGGCCGGAGCTGTCAAGGTTCCAGTGAGAGGCGAGGCTACTGTCGTTTCCTACGACAAGGCAAACGGCGCAACAAAGAGCTACACAGCCGGCTCCTTCATCACAATCACAATCGACAAGGACAAGGCTGTCAACGAGGTTCTTGACGGCTACGACGCAGCAGCTGTTCCAGACAACATCGTTGCTGACAGACTTGACGCAGCCGGATACGGCCTTGCACTTGCAATGAACGCAGACGGCACAGCAGCACTTCTGGACGCTGCAACCGTTATCGGCCAGAGCTCAGCAACAACTAAATCAAACATCTACGACAGATTTGTAGACGCAAAGACAAAGATGTCAAAGGCAAAGGTTCCAGCTCAGGGACGCTTCGCACTCGTGAACCCAGACACAATGGCTCTGGTGCTCAAGAGCTCAGAATTCATCGCAGCTTCCTCCCTCGGAGACGAGGTTAAGCAGAGCGGCGCTGTCGGAAGAATTGCCGGCTTCCTGGTATTCGAGGACGCAACACTTCCAGACAACGCTTCCGTTATCTTCGGACACCCAGACTGGTGCTGCCGTGTAGATGAATGGGCAGTGGACGTGAAACTGCAGAGCCTCGACGGATCCGGCACATACATCGGAGCTTCCGCTATCCAGGGCAGAAAGGTTTACGCTCACAAGGTAACCAACTCCGCAGCAGTATACATGGACTCCGCTGTCCTCATTCCTACAATCGAGGAGGCAACAGCCGGCGGAACAACCACAATCACTATCACCGGCGGAACAAACACAACCTCTATCAAATACCGCAAGGGCACAGTATCTGACGGCGTGACCACATGGGGCGACTGGACAACCTACAACTCAGCAAGCAAGCCTACAGCTTCTGCTACTGACATCATCGAGGCATACGGTATCGGCGCTGGCAGCGTGAGATCCGGTATCGCTTCCCACACTGTAACAGCAAGCTGATAGGGGCAAGGAGAGCTGCATATGTTCGAGAATGTAAACTACACATACTATTCTGAGACTCTGGGCCGGGCCGTCGTACCGGACGAGACTACATTCAACCGGTATGTCCTGGACGCGGAGAAGGACATGGTGCAGCTCATTCCTATGCTGAGGGAGCGCGTGCCTGAGGGATTTGACAAGGCCACATGTATGCTGGTCGAGGAGAATTACAAGGCCGCCGCTTCCGGTATCCAGGACGGCGCACGCGTGACAAGCGAGTCCATAGACTCCTATTCCCGGAGCTTCGACGCCTCAGGGGCCAAGAGCACCGGAGCATGCAAGGAGGAATGGATCCTGATGTTCTGCGAGAGGATAATCCTGAGATGATAGCGAAGCATTTAATAATACATTCTGCTACCGTCTACACCCCGACTCTGGACGCGGACCGGAACCCCGACAAGGGAACCGGGACCACAGTGGAATGCCGTATCGTTCCGAAGAACGTGCGCGGCATGACTGATGTGGGAGCTGTTCCGGAGGACACCTACATCATGCTGGCGAACACCGCTCTTGCAGTGGGCCAGCTTGTGGAATGGGGCGACAAGGAATTTGAGATCCGCAAGGCATGGCCGTGCTACGCGCTGGACGGCAATATTCCCGACCATTGGAAGGCGGAGCTGGTATGACCGCAGAGATCAAGTTTGACGCGGGCATGGTCTCGCAGCGCATAGAGCTGGAGATCCAGAGAAAGCAGAAAATGCTTGACTCCCTCGTGCTGAGGGACAGCAACCTTTTCTGCCCGAAGGACACCGGCGCGCTGCAGAACAGCGCAATAACATATACCGTGATAGGCAGCGGCCAGGTTGAATGGCACACACCATATGCGGCCAGGCAGTATTACACCTGGAAGGGCATACGGGGCCACAACCGGAACCCGAGGGCGACCTCGAAATGGTTCGAGACCGCGAAGGCTATCTACGGAGAAGCATGGCTGGAGGCAATAGGTGCTACAAATAGCTGAGCTCATCAACACATACCTCAAGGCGCAGATAACCGGACTCCCGGCAATCTACAACGATATATTCCCGGTGGAGACCGGAGACCTTATCGTGTCGAGGCATGACCCGTCACAGAGCGCATATAGGAGCTTCGGGGACGGCACCCGGTATGTGGAGGCCAACTTCGCGTATTATGCGCGCTGCAAAAAAGCCCAGGACGCAAGAGAATGGCTTGAGAAGATCACGGCAGAGCTTGAGAACGAGCAGATTGTCCGCGTGGCGGACGATGTATCCTTCCAGAGCTCCGTGACAACACTTCCGCAGTTTGTGGAGGTTACAGAGAAAGGACAGACAATCTATATGATGTCTGTAGTAATTAGTTATATGGACGGCCAGATAAGGCCGTAAGGAGCAAATATGGCAGATTTAGCAGACGGCGGATTTGTTCGGAAGTATCATGTTGCGCTGTTCCTGAACCAGGGAACATCAGCTTCTCCCGACTGGTTCCGCATTAAGAAATCGACCGACAACACTATCACAATGAATGCCACAACCCAGGATTACGACTTCATTGCTGATGAGATCCCCACAACAATCCTGGACAAGTACAAGCCGAGTCTCTCCCAGCCTCTTACCATGATAAAAGGCGAACCTGACTATGAATATTTCTTTGAGAAATTCTTCGCTCAGGCAACCGGAGCAGACGCAGAGACAGAGATCTGTATTGTATTCTACAACGCAGAGACAGCAACAGCCGGGACATACCAGGCATGGAAGGCTCCATGTCTCCTCGTAATGGACAACATGAACCCGGTAGAGGGAACAATCACATGCAACATCAGCATGAATTCCGAGGCTGTCCTGGGAACAGCAACCGTAACCAGCGGCGAGCTGACATTCACACCGGCTTGATATGAACCTCACCAAAATGGTAATGCCCAGCGCTGTGGAGGTGCTGGGTATTTCTTATCCGATACAGACCGGACACCCCTACTGGTTCCGGTTCATGCAGCTCCTCAGGGAGAAAGGCGCCACCGTAGACTCCTTTGACTATATATATAGAGACGGGATACCGGCAGACAGAGAAGCCGGGCTCAATGCGCTCCTGGAATTCTGCTGGGAGAAAAAGGAGATACCGAGATCCTCCGGAGAGGAGAGCGGAACCCGTCTGGTGGACTACGAGATAGACGCGGACCTTATATGGGCTGCTGTACTCCAGGTCTACGGGATAGACCTCACCGAGCGCGAGGTGCACTGGCACAAGGTCCGGGCAATGCTTGCAGCGCTCCCGGGCTCAAGGCTCGAGGAGGTAATGGGCTACCGGTGCTACAAGGGCAAGGACGCAAAGCTGCTGAAGCTAAAGAGGCAGTGGGAGCTTCCGGAACCGGAGGACCCGAAAAGCAAAGAGGCGCTCGAGAAATTCAACGCGCTTTTTGACAAATAGGAGAATGAAATGGCTGACGACGGATACATAAAAATAAAAACCAAGATAGAAGGCCTGGCTGAGTCCCTCAAGGGAATAAAAGACCTCGGCCTGGGCGTATTCGGACTCGGCGCAATATACAAGACTCTCACCGGCACAGTGAAGCAGCTCTATGCCGCGCTGGACGACCTGAACCGGGCATACAACGCGCAGAAGAAGGCAGAGGTGCAGCTTGCCACAGCGGTGAAGAACAACCCGTACCTTGACGCCTCCGCAGCAAGAAGGCTCAAGGACTACGCAAGCCAGCTCCAGAAGATATCCACAGTGGGAGACGAACAGCTTCTCCCGTTCATGGCGCAGCTTGCAGCCTCAGGACGCACCGAGGCACAGATAATGGACATAATGAAGGCCGCCCTGGACGCAAGCGCAAGCGGAATGGTGTCCCTTGACGAGGCGGTGCGCGGACTCAACAACTCATTCACCGGCCAGATAGGACGGCTGGGCATGCAGATACCGGCGCTCAAGAGCCTGACCAAGGAGGAGCTTGAACAAGGCAAGGCCGTCGACCTCGTGGCGAAGACCTACAAGGGCCTGACAGAGGAGACAGCAAGGGCAACCGGTTCCACAGAGCAGCTGAAGAACGCCTGGGGCGACCTCAAGGAGGAAATGGGCAAGGACGTGGAGCAGACTCTCGGCCCGGTGCGCCGTCTCCTCACCACGATTATCCGTGCAAGAACCACAGCCGAGCAGACATCAAGAGCCATGAGGGAAGCAAGGCAGCTCATGGGCAAGGACAACGCGAGCATAACCTCTGACGAAATGGGCACGCTGCAGACCCGGCGCGACCAGATCCTTGAGAGGATAGGTTCCGGTTATGCGCAAGGCCTTGAGCTCACGCTCCTGAAGCAAGAGCTTGTGGAGCTCAACAAGAAGATATCCTCCGTAATGGAGATCCGTGACATACAGAGGGAGACAGCAATGGCCGAGGAGGCTGCCGCAGACAGAGCAGCCAAGGAGGCCGAGGAGATAAAGACAGCCGAGCAGACAAGAGCCGACTATCTGGCGCA